AATTATGAGAATTTTATAACATTGCCTGTAATATTTAGATTTATTAAAGAAAATAAAATTGATTATGATTTAGGAAAAACCAATCGGGCATCATTGCTTGAAGCTATTGAAAATTATGGCTTAAAGTCACAAGAAAATAGAGAAAATGTATTGTCATGGGTTGATAATATTGTAAAGGAAGGCATAAGGGATATACACATACATAAAATAAGTGTTCCCGATGATATAGCTGATATGCTGAGTGACTGTGAGTCGTGTGAAAAATTTTTAGAAGAAAGTTCTTGCTTGAAAAAACATTTGTGTGAGAATACTTATGATGATCATTTTGTATTAGTCAATGCTTATCGTGATGATATTTCGACAGGACGAAGAATAGTATTTCTTTATTGTAAAAGAGTAATTACTTTATCAAGCAAAGATAATGTTATGAGAGCAATTGATTACCCAATTACTATTGAGTATTATTTAGATTCATCATGGGTAGTTATTTCAACAAAGCCTAGAAGTAAGATTTATAACTATACAGAAAAACAATGGAATCTAGATAATTTGGAGTTAACCAATAATGATAAATTAGTTTTAGAAGCAAAAAAGGATGTGATCAAATTACTTCATGCAGTAGAAACCAATGCAACGGAAAGTGATAATTATATAAAAAGTCGTATTTTTGAACTTATTGATAAATATACACATACGCCTAAAGTGATTCAAGATTTAATTGATTCGCACCAAGAGAATATTCATAGTCTTTGTGGGTTTATTAAAGAAGCCTGTGCTGCAAATGGCTCACAAGAAAAAGATATTATAGGTGATTTAAATAATTTAATGGAAAAATACATGTCAATCAATTGGAAGAATAGTGATATATTCACTAAAGATAGAGTGGCTTATCCGATAAAAATAAGTGCGACAGATGAGGATTTATCCAAGATTGAGCAGACATCTGCATTATCAGAACCATTGTAAAAGAAAGCAATCTTTTTTGACAATAAAAAAATGCTATACAAAAACAAAAAATGTGACGGTGTTGTGATGAAGTGGAAAAAACAGAAATCGGATGATTACTTTACTGTTATAATTTCGAGCAATAGGAGCGGTAGACATATTATAAAATTTCGTGAATATACTTCGCAGGAGGATATGCACAATGTGCTCTTTTCAATTATCGAGTCTTGATGATATTTTAGCACAAGATAAAATTCAACAAGTAGAAGGAATATTAGCGTCGCATACAACTAATACAATATTAACTGTATCGAAACTTTCAGAACAACTTAGTGTTGATGATGAAGTTTCAGATAAAGTGCTAGAGATTTTATACAACAATGATGTATTAAATAAATACTATGCAGTTCAATGCCCAGAATGCGAACTGTTAATACAAGATTTCAAGGCGTTAGTTGATATTCCGGAAGAAATATATTGTTATAACTGTGATGAAACGATAAGCTTGTCACAAGATAACATATATGTAGTATATAGAATATCTGATTCTTTTAGTGGTGGGCAGTTTAATGATGAGGTAATGACATTGAGCAAGCTAACTGTCCGCCAAACAGATAGTTTTGTATATAAATTAGCTCAATGTAATTATAATTTTAATAAATTGCTATATTCTCCAACTCAGAAACAATTTAAAGAGTTAGAAGATTTGTACAATTTAGCTTTTAATTCTAAGCACGCTAATACTAAATCAAAAGGTGACGCATTTGAAGATCTATGTAGAATGCTTTTTAATTGTTGCAACTGTTTTAAAGCGGCAAATTTAAGAACGAGGACTAATCAAGTAGATTGTTATGTGCGCTCTTACTTTAGGTTTAGTAAGGATCTTATTGACACTGAAAATTATTCTATATACGTTGAATGTAAGAATGAAAACAAAACACCTGGTGTAGGTTATTTTAATAAGTTGCATAGTATACTTGTAATGTCATCAGCGAAACATGGGATAATTATGAGTCGAAAGAAAGCGTCTAAAAATTATTTGTCAGATGCCCAAATGGTTTATTTATATAGCAAAGTAGTAATCATAAATATAGATAAAGATGATATATACGATATTATCTTTCGCCGGAAAAACTTCTTGGAGGTTATTGATGTTAAATTTTCCGAAATTCAGGCATTAGCAGCAAATTCATTAAAAAATTTAGGACTCGTTTGAACTTGTTGTAAAACATTAAACCCTTGTTTGATGTAATGTTACATAGTAGTAATGAAACAACTAAATTAAAAAGCTCCGCTTGTCGGGGCTTTTTTCATACCATAAAGAAAGGACGGTGCCCCTCATGACAGCACGGCAAAAGAAATTTGCAGAATACTATGCTCAGAGCGGCAACACCGTTCAGAGTGCTATAAAGGCAGGATACAGCGAGAAGTATGCGAAAGCTGACGCCTGCAAAATCCTAGATAATCCTAGTGTTGCGGAGTATATCCGTGTGCTGTCCGAGAAAGCTCAGGACGAGCGTATAATGACCGCTAAGGAGCGGCAGGCACTCTTGTCTGATATCGCTAAGGACGGCAAGAATGACCCTGCTGATCGTATCAGAGCCGTCGATACCCTCAATAAAATGACAGGAGAGTATGTGGCTAAGATTCAGGCGGAGGTCAAGACCTCTGAAAAGCTTTCAGACGTTTTCGCTCAGATAGGCGGTGAGGGGCTTGACGAGTAAGTTTCCCCTGTCGCAGAAGTATAGGGACTTCATCAACAGCGTTCGGGGTGTGTCTGCGGATTTTCTTGAGGGGACTACCGCAAGCGGCAAAACAACTGTGGGCGCAGGCATAAAGTTCATGCGTATGGTGTCGGCAAGCAGGAAAAAGCTTCACGTCATTGCCGCTAAGACTACGGGAAAGGCTGAGGAAACTATAATTCAGCAGGATAACGGCATTCTTGACCTGCACGCCAATGCTCGGTACTTCGGCAACGGTGATAAGGACTACAAACTGCCGCATATCAAGTTTGAGGGCAAGATAATCTATGTTCTGGGATATGACAACAAGGATAAGTGGGAAATGGTGCTGGGCGCTCAGTTCGGCTGCGTTTATATCGACGAGATAAATACCGCTGATATCGAGTTTGTCCGTGAGATGTCAACCCGTAACGATTACCTTATGGCGACCCTCAACCCTGACGACCCCTCACTGCCTGTGTACAAAGAATTTGTAAACCGCTCACGTCCGTATAGTAAGTACGCCTGTGACGTGCCTGCGGAGATAATGAAAGAGCTTACAGAAGAACCTGTACCCAATTGGCGGTACTGGTTCTTTACTTTTCGTGATAATCTTTCACTTACCGATGAAGATATCAAGCGGAAAATGGCTGCCGCTCCGAAAGGTACAAAGCTGTATAAGAACAAGATACTCGGTCTGAGAGGACGTGCAACAGGGCTTGTGTTTGACCTGCAAAAGCGAAATATCTTGACAGCAGAGCAGGCGAAAGCTTTCAATTATGTGTACTTCTCGGCCGGGCTTGACACCGCTTACTCGCAATCCTCACCTGATACCATAGCGTTCACCTTTGTGGGCATAACGGCTGACAGAAAGTGCGTCACCCTTGATGAGGAAGTGTATAACAATCGTGACAGGCAAGTACCGCTCACGCCCTCCGACATACCGAAAATATTCACGGCGTTCTTGGAGAAAAACCGCAGGACGTGGGGCTTTGCACGAGATGTGTATATCGACAGCGCAGATCAGGCGACCATACTTGAATGTCAGAAGTTCGGACGGCTCACAGGCAGCATATATAATTTTATCCCGGCATTCAAGAAAACGAAAATAATTGACCGAATACACTTGCAGTCAGCTTGGCTGGCGGCAGGTGATTTTTATATCCTTGAGCATTGCAAGGAGTACGCAGGCGAGCTTAACATATACAGCTGGAAAGAGGATAAGGCTGAGCCGGAGGACGGCAACGACCACCTTATCAATTCCTGTCAGTATGCCTGGCTGCCGTATCGTGACAAGATAGGAAGTGTGAAGATTGACTAAATTCAGCATAGGAAGCAAGGTGAAAAATATGATAAGAAACTGGCTTGATATCCAGCCTGCACCCGAATACAGTATAACTATCACAGAGAAAACAGGTTTTATGACAGATGTGATAAGGTCACAGCTTTGGTATCGTGGTGACGCCGCAGAGCTTTCACAGTTCTTTCGTCAGCTTAACTTAGGCACAAATTCATTCTGGAGCAGCGTCCCTGAGAAAGAAAAGATACGTAAGATACATAGCGGTCTGCCTGCAATAATCGCCGATACGCTTTCATACATTGTCTATTCTGATATGGACGATATCAAGGTCACAGGGGACAAAGCAAAGGCTGACTTTGATAATATCTGCGAGCATATAGACTTCACAGAGCTGACAGGCAAGGCGATAGTTACCGCACTTGTTGACGGCGACGGAGCTTTCAAGATATCGGTGGATACTGAGCTTTCTGATACGCCGATAGTCGAGTTTATCGGTGCTGACAAGTTGGAGTATAACTTTGTACGAGGTCTGCTGAACGAGGTCGTTTTTCATTCTGTGCATTATGCAGGCTCAAAGAAATTTCACCTTGAAGAGCATTACGGCAAGGGGTACATAGAAAGCCGTCTGTATGACGATAACGGTCACGAGGTCGGCTTGGACAACGTGCCTTGCCTTGCACAGATATCGCCCCGAACTGAGTTTGAGGGCGAGTATATAATGGCTGTGCCGCTGAAATTCTTTTCATCACGAAAGTATCCGAACAGGGGCAAGAGCATTTTTGACGGCGGTAAGTCTGATTGCTTTGACGCTTTAGACGAGGTGATCTCACAATGGTGGGACGCTATCAGAGCAGGCAGAGTAAAGCAGTATATCCCCGAAAGCATGATACCTAGAGATCCTGCAAGCGGTAAGCTTAAAGCACCTAACCAGTTCGGCAACAGTTACATAAGCATTGACCCACCGCTTTCGGCAGAGGGTGCAGCGCCTAAGATAGAAGTAGTTCAGCCTGATATCAAGTATGAGGCGTTTGTGGCAAGCTATACAAATTGCCTGCTTATGTGTCTGCAAGGGCTTGTATCTCCTGCCACGCTTGGCATAGATGTGGGCAAGATGTCAAGTGCGGACGCTCAGCGAGAGAAGAAAGACGTCACAGGCAACACCCGAAATACTATCACAACGGCTCTTGAAAAGGCTCTGCCGCAGCTTGTTTCTGCTGTGCTTATGACATATGACAATATGCAGGGCAAAGCCCCTGAGACTTATGAGGTGACAGTTGACTTCGGCGAGTACGGCGCACCTGACTTTGACAGCAGAGTTGAGACTGTGGGCAAAGCAAGCACGTATGGGATTATGTCAGTTGAAGCGCAGGTGGAGGAGCTGTGGGGCAGTTCTAAAGAGGACGATTGGAAAGCCGCAGAGGTCAAGCGGATAATGCAGGAAAAGGGGCTTACAGAGGGTGAGCCTACTGCGGTAGGTGATGAGTACGCTTGATTTTAAGGACATAGCCAAAATATTTGAGGAGATAGAGCTAAGGCTCATATCTTCACTGAAACGCAATCTCAAAAGGCACAAGGCGGAGGAGCAGCGTTACGGCTTTGAATGGTCTGCTTGGCAGGCTGAGAAACTGAAAAATATGGAGAACTTCCGCCGTGAAAACCTTGACATTATGAACGAGTACGTTGACGTTATCGACGATCAGACAAGACAGCTTATGACGGAGCAGTTTCAAGAGGGTCAGCAGCAGGCACAACGGAGCACCCAGGAGCTTTCTGACGAGCCTATAACGCCTATCCCCGACAAGCATTTCTTTGGCGTGAACGAAAAGAAAATGGCAAAGCTTATGGAAGACGTCACCACCCTTGAAAAGACCGCTGAAACAGCCGCTCTGCGAATGACAGACGATATTTACAGGCAGACTTTGAATAGGGTACAGCTTGCAATGGGAACAGGCTCTATGACGCTTAACGAGGCTATCGACCTTGCCACAAGGGACTTCCTCGACAAGGGCATAAACTGTATCGTATACGCTGACGGCAAGCGAGTGAACATTGCCGACTATGTGCGAATGGCTCTTAGGACAACGTCCACAAGGGCAGCGTTGCAGGGTGCGGCGAAACGCTTTGCAGAGCTTGGCTATGATACTGTGCTTGTGTCACAGTATGGCGGCTGTTCAAAGACCTGTGAGCCTTGGCAAGGTCAAGTATACATTGATGATGTGTTCACAGTATGGGAGGGGGAAAAGGACGAGTTTCAAGGCAAGTCAAATTACTGCGGTGAGTGGTTTTGGCTGCTGTCATATGCCGTAAAGAACGGGCTATTTCACCCGAATTGCCGTCACACAATGACGCAGTATATACATGGCAGAACGCAGATACCTGAGCCGATACCGGCGGAGAAGATAAAAGAGCAGCGAGAGCTTGAGCAGAAACAGCGTGCAATGGAACGGAAAGTCCGCAAGTTAAAACGCTTTGCGGCAGGCACCTGCGACCCTGATACAGCCAAGGAATACCGCCGAAAGCTCAGGCAGGCTCAGCACGAATTAAAGGTGTTCGTTGAGGAGCATAATGAGGTGCTGCATAGGGATCATAGCAGGGAGAAGTATTATGGTGGTGGTGTTGACAAATCGGGAAAAAGTGGTATAATAGAGGTAGACAAAGATACGTTGAAAAAATATCTTGGAAAACCGATAACACAAGCTGACAGTCAGCATGTTCGTGAATGGTATTATGCAAATGTAACGGATATCCCTAATCAGATAGATAAAACAAAACCCTTTGAAGAACAGGTCAAGCAGGCTTTTGAACTGAGAAATTACTATAAACACGAAGCTCGCGTTGCTATGTCTGATAAGAAAACGGCTATGATGCTTGATGAAAAACGTCCTGCACCAACGTTTGAAAAGTTATTAAAGGATAAAATGAAGCGCAAGAACATGACAAAAGACGAAGCTTTAAAAGATATTTTAGAAACTGCGTCAAAAACAAATGACGAAGTAAACAAGAACTACGGCTTATAAAGGAGGGCTTGATATGACAAAATTTGATTATACGATTTTCAAGGATAATAGTCAAAGTGAGTTTAAAAAAGCTTGCAAACTGATCGAGCGTAGTTTTCCTGACGCAAAGAAAAATAAGCTGTTAATTGATGTTGACGGCTCTACGATTCAGACATATACAAAAGACGGTAAGGACATTGATGTATATGATGATTATGACGTTGGGGCTGTGTTCGTTAAATCAGAAATAGATCTTGATAATATTTTTTCTTGACCGCTCCGCTACGGCGAGGCGGTATTTTTATACCCAAAATCAGAAAGGACGGATATTATGGACGAAAAAGCAATAGAAATTGTGAAAGATTACATTGGAGAACATCTTGATAAATCAGATATAAAGCCTGATTTTGAAGTTTATACAGTATGGAAATGCAAGGCATTGCAGAACTGGAAATACTTGCTTTCAAGTACTCTCTTTGACGGTATGTATTACGAGTTGACATATAACGGTGACAAGAAAGAATGGTATCTTGACGCATACAAGAAATTTGAGAACAAGGTCATTAGAGGATAATAGTTGTTCAAATATCGGAACCAAGCACCTTAACGGGTGCTTTTTTCATACACAAATTTAAGAAAGCGAGGCCAGAAAATGGACGAGAAAAAGAAACTCACTGATGAGGAGGAGAAGAAAACTCCCGACACTCACGAGGAGAAAAAGGACGAGCCAAAGGCTGAGGAAAAGCCTGCGGACAAGGCAGATGAGAACTCTGCCGACAATGAACAGCCTGCGGTGGACGATAGTCAGGCTGACGAGAACGGTGAGGGTGCTGATAAGCCTGCGGAAGATAAGCAGGAACAGCCAAGCGAGGATAAGTCCGACAAGCAGGACAATGCCGAGAACGCACCTGACGAAAAAGATCAGGAAATACTCAGACTCAAAACTCAGATAGCCGCTATGCAGCTTGGTATCAAGCCCGACTGTATCGAGGACGCCGTTGCGGTTGCTGAAAGCTATGTGAGAAACGGCAGTCAGCAGGATATCAACGCCGCCCTTTCTGCGGTGGTGAAGAAGTATCCAGACATGAAAGGCGAGGGTGGCAAAAAGTCCGACGGCAAAAAGCAGGGCGGTTTCAAGGTCGGTGCAGGATCTTCGGATACTGATGAAAAGAAGCCACAGAGCAAACCAACAGCGCAGAAACGCTGGAACAAATTCAAGTAAAAACAGGAGGAATGAATCATGCCAAATCTTAATTACGCAGAAGTATGGAACCCCGAACTCTTGGAGATAAGGATCCAGGAAACACTGTCAAGCCCGTTCATCACACAGAACGTAAGGTGGCTTGACGCAAAGACTTTCCACTTCACACAGATGTCAACATCAGGCTACAAGAGCCACAACAGAAACGGCGGCTGGAACACCGGTAAGTATGTTCAGACGGACGTGCCTTTCACACTCACACACGACCGTGACGTTGAGTTCCTTGTGGATAAGGCTGACGTTGACGAAACGAACTCATCAGCGTCTATCAAAAACATCTCAGAGGTATTTGAGAAAACACAGTCTGCTCCAGAAACTGACGCTCTGTTCTTCTCAAAGACAGCTCAGAGAGCGGCAGGACTTGAGGGCTATCACTCATCAACAGCCGCTTCATCATACACAAAGGGTAACGTGTTCGACAAGCTCAAAGGCTTTCTTTCAGCAGGCAAGCTGAGAAGATACAAGTCTAACGGCTCGCTCATTATGTATGTGACTTCCACAATTATGGACCTGCTGGAGCAGTCTGACAAGTTCACACGAAAGATAGAAATGACACAGATCGCAGAGGGAGGACTTGGTCTTAGAACAAGAGTGACCGACATTGACGGTGTGCCTATCATGGAGGTCATTGATGATGAGCGTTTCTATGACCGCTTCAACTTTGACCCTGAGGACGGCGGCTTTGAGCCTTGCGCTGCAAGCTATGTAAAGACCGCTGATACTGATATCGTGAGCGGCAAGGAGTATTACACCGAATCAAGCGGTTCTTACACTAAGGTATCAGGCACACCGAGCAAGTCTGCACTTGATACATACTATGAAAAGGTCGCAGGCTCACACAAGATAAACGTGCTTATCGCAACACCTGAGACCACAAAGATAGTGCCTAAGATCAACAGCATTTACAGCTTTGCTCCGGGCGGACACACAGAGGGTGACGGCTGGCTCTATCAGAACAGAGCGTTCTCAGATGTTTTCACTTTCCCAAACGGCAAGGACGGAAAGATAGACAGCATTTACGCTGACGTTGACACAGCAGAGTACAGCGAGTAAGGGGTGAGGGATATGTACCTCACCTCTACTGAGTTTTGCAATATCTGTCCTGAGTGTGATATCTCCGAAGAACAGTTCTCGGCTATTCGGCAAAGAGCTGAAAGCGATATCGACACGCTGACTTTCAACCGCATAACAGCAGAGGGCATTGACAGCTTTACAGACTTTCAGAGAGAGCGTATAAAGCGTTCCACAGCCTTGCAGATGAAATTCATCTATGACAATTCGGAGCTGTTAGAAAGCCCTCTGAGCGCTTACAGCATAAGCGGAGTTTCAATGTCATTCGATAAGTCAAAGGTGGTATCTCTTGACGGCGTTATCACAACACGTCAGGTCTACAATGTGCTTATGCAGACAGGACTATGTTACAGGGGGCTGATGTGATGAAGTTTCCTCAGCTTGTACCTGAAAGGGTATGCAAAACGCCCTGCAAGGTCTATCGAACGGACGGACTTAATCGTGACGGCTCAAAGAAGCAGACGGTCATATTTGAGGGCAAATGCTTTCACTCTGAGAAGTCAAGGCAGAAATTATCCGCAGAGAAACAGCTTATAACCTTGTCAGGCGAGGCTCTTTTCTGCGGAGATATAGCCCCCGATAATGCTGTTATAGAGGGCTATGCGGTCATAGGCGGCAGGACGTACAAGATATATGGCTCTGAGAAAGCCAAAGACCCTGACGGCAGGGTGAATTACACAAGATTGGAGCTGATATAGTGGACATTGAAATAAAGCTTGATATGCAGGCAATAAAAGCTATCGAAGACGCTGCTGTGAAGTCTGCTGAGGTGGCTATGGAGCAGGTGAGGGCAGACCTTGTGAGTGCTCAGACAATGCCGTTCGATACAGGCGATATGCAGAATAACCAGACCTTTGTCCACTCTGACGAAAGCGGTGCAAGTCTTGTGACAGGCTCTCCGCAGGCAAGACGTTTGTACTATCACCCTGAGTATCATTTTCAGAAAGGCAATAACCCTAACGCAGGTGCGGCTTGGCTTGAACCATATATCACAGGCAGTAAAAAGGATCTTGCCAAGAATGAGTTTGTGGCAGAGTTCAAAAAGAGGACAGGCATATGACTTTACTTAACATAGCGGATATGCTGAGCGATATCCTTGACTTGCAGGACGTGTATGCAGGCACTATTGACGGCAACCTTGACAAGTGCATAGGCGTATATAACTCCAAGACCTCAAAGCCACAGCGTATCTGCATAGGCGGAAAAGCCTGCACAAAAACACTTGAAAAACATATCTTGGTGCTTATCCACTGGACCGACAATCCCACGCAGGCAGAGATAAAGGCACAGAGCGTTCTTGATATCCTATCCGATATCCGTCAGTATAAGGCTGACGGCTTTATGGTAAAGTATCTCGAATGCAAAGTGCCTGTTTCTGTTGGCAGGGACGAGCGAGGCGTGTGTGAATATGTTATCGAGGCAACAGTATATTACGAAAGGAATGAATGAGTATGGAAAACACAACAGGAGTTTATCCCGTATATGAAAACCAGTTCAAGATAGACAAGACAGGCGGCGACGGCTCGACAGAGAGCAATCTTGTGACTATTGCCGATATGGAGAGCTTTTCAGTATCCATTGACGGCAATATCGAGGAGTGGAAGCCTTTTGATCAGCAGGGCTGGACAAGACGTCTGCTCACTGGTAAGTCTATCACTATCAGTATCTCAGGCAAAAGAAACGTCGGTGACGCAGGCAATGACTACATCGAGAGCCTTGCACTCAAAACAGGTGCTGCGGCGACCACAACCCTTGTGTGGAACTTCCCAAGCGGAGCAAAGCTTGTTATCAAGGGCGTTGTCAGCGTAACAGAATGGGGCGGCGGAGATTCGACAGCAGTCGCACCGCTTGCGTTCGACTTTGCTTCCGACGGCAAGCCTGAGTTTACAGAGGCGACAGCGTAAGAACACAGACAAAACAGGGGAGCGTTCAAAGCGCTCTCCTAATTTTATATATCAGAAAGGATAATAACTATGGCAAAGATGTATACACTCGACAGCAAGCTTCTTACAGGTACACCTGAGATAAGAGTAGGCGACAAGGTCTACCCTGTGGACGACAGGCAGAAAACTGTCAAGAAGATACTTGACATCTGCGACAAGAACGCTGAAAAGAAAGACCTTGATATGATAGACGAGGTTTTCAAGCTTGCGTTCGCACCAAAGGACTACAAGGAGATAGAGGCAATGAATATGCCTTGGGCGGCATATCAGCAGCTTTTCACTCTTGTTATCTCAGCGGTGACAGGCGAGGACGCAGAAAAGACAGAGGCTCGATTTCCGCAGGAAAACGCAGAGTAAGCTTGAAGAAAGCTGGTACGATCTTGACTATGACCGAGAGCTTATCATACAATCCATTGCAAAGCAGTACAATATCCTGCCCTCAGAGCAGGAAAATCTGCATTACAGCGATTGGTACAGGCTCGTTGCAGGGATTATGCACGATACACCACTGGGTCAGATCGTTCGTATCAGGAGCGAGGACAACAAGGACATCATAAAGAATTTCGACAGGTATGAAAAGCAGATACGCTCAGAGTGGACGGCATTCAGAAGTCAGAAAGCAAGAGAAACGTTCACAGATCAAGACAAGCTTGAAACTGCGAGATACTTCGAAAGGCTGTTCAAGGGAATGTTCGGAAAGGCAGGTGATAAGTAATGGCAGACGGAGCAAGCGTTGGTGTTATATCTCTTGACCTTGTGATAAAAAACAAGGTGCAGGAGCAGCTCGACAAGATATCTGCAAGCATACAGAACGGCTTTTCAAAGCCAGTAGAGCAGGCAGAGAAAGCTGTTGAGAACGCTATGGATAAGACCACTAAATCCATAGACGAGGGCTTTGGCAGTGCGTCGGAGATCGCTCAGAAGAGTATGCAGGAAGCTGTTGAAAAGGCAATGGCTGAGTATGATAAGCTGGGCAAAAAGGCGCAGGAAGCGGCAGGGCAGAAAGATAATATCAAGCCTAAAACTGTTCAGGTGAACTATGACCCTGAGTATGACACTACAAAGGTCGAAGCTGAGGTCAACGAACTAACGGATAAGATAGTTCAGAAAATGCAGGACAAGACTAAATCAAGTTCTGCAAAGATAAGTCAGACAGCGGCGGAAACGGCAAACAAGTCAGCCGAAAGCGTTTCAGAGCAGACAACAAAAATGGACGATATTATCGCAGGCTTTGCTGAAAGTGCCGTGCAGAAAATAAAGACTGTTGCAGGCAGGATAAAAAGCGGTATCGGCTCAGCTGTAAGCTTTGCAGGCAAGGCGGTGAAGTCAACTCTCGGCGGAGCTTTTAGGACAATGCGTTCGGCAGGCTCGAAGGCTGTTGACGCAGTTAAATCCAAATTCAGCAGGCTTAAAACAACTATCGACAGCACTTCAAAACCGCTGAGCAAGTTTACACATTCGCTCAAATCTGCGGCAAAAAGAGTGTTCTTAATGGCAGGCGTGCTTGTTTTGCTGAAAGGAATACGTTCCGCTGTTGCAAGCGCTGTTTCAGGCAACGAAGAATTTGCCAAGTCCTTAAACGAAATAAAAGCAAACCTTACCATAGCTTTCACACCGATAATGAACACCGTTATGCCGTATCTCAATACGCTTATGACTGGCGTAGCGACGGCGACAAAAACTGTGGCGGCGTTTATCTCTGAGCTTTTCGGCACCACCTATCAGAAGTCCTTGCAGGCGACAAAGCAGGCGCAGAAGTCAGCGGAAAAGATAAAGAAAACTCAGGACACTTACCTTGCAGACTTTGACGTTGTAAGAGTTGCACCGGATCAGAGCAAGTCCGATACAGACAGTTCAGAGGGCGGCATTGATTACTCAGCCATAAACGGCGACAACGTTCAGCTTCCTGATTGGGCGGAGCGTATGAAAGACGCCATTAAGTCGGGGGATTGGGCAGGAGTTGGCTCTCTTGTGGCTGAAAAGGTCAACGGAGCTTTCGCATACATCAACTGGGACGGTATTCAGAAAAAGCTGAATAGCTTTGTGGATAAACTTACAGACGGTCTGAACAGCTTTATAAACGGCGTTGATTGGACAGGACTTGGTGACAGCTTTGGCGGCGGTATAAACACTATTTTTGGCGCAGGATACCGCTTTATGAAGAAGTTCGATTGGACAGGCTTCGGCAAGGGTACGGCTAATTTTCTTAACGGCGGTATAAAGAAAACAGATTGGTCTCTTATCGGCAAGACCCTTGCTTCAAAATGGCAAGCTATCATCGACTATCTTTATTCGTTCGTTACCACCTTTGATTGGTCGGGCTTTGGCTCGTCCATAGGCACTTCTGTGAACGGCTGGTTTGATGAGATTGATTGGGGCAAGGCAGGAACGACTATCTCTGAGGGCGTGAAAGGTCTGCTTGATACGGCAATTAACTTCCTGCAAACTGTAAATTGGCGGGGCATAGGTGAAAAGCTGTGGACGTTCATTTCTACAATAGATTGGAGCGGCATTGTCACAAAGCTTTTCAAGGCGATAGGCTCAGCCATTGGCGGTGCGGTATCGGTGCTGTGGGGCTTTATCAAGGACGCTGTTTTCAGTATCCGTGACTACTTTACGGAGAAGATACAGGACTGTGGCGGTAATATCGTTGAGGGGCTTTTCACAGGTATCGTTGACGCTTTCAAGGGCATAGGCACTTGGCTTTATGACCATGTTCTTACACCATTTATTGAGGGTTTCAAAAACTGTTTTGGTATTCACAGCCCTAGTAAGGTCATGGCTGAAATGGGCGGATATATCATACAAGGTCTGTATAATGCCGTATCTGAGGGTATTGCAAAGATAAAGGAGATCTTCACAAAGCTTCTTAACGCTGTCAAGGGCGTTTTCAAGGGCATAGGCAAGTGGTTCAAAAAGACCTTTTCAGACGCTTTCGGAGGCGTAAAGACCATTCTCAACGGCATTATAATGTTCGTAAAAGGCATTTTCACAGGTAGCTGGAAGAAGGCTTGGCAGGGTGTAAAGAAGATCTTCAAAGGCGTGTGGGATACGCTTTACAGCGTTGTGAAAGCACCTATAAACCTAATTATCGGTGCAGTAAACAAAATGACCAGTGCTATTGAGAGTGCGGTCAACTGGATAATCGACGGCATTAACAGCCTGAGTTTTGATGTACCTGATTGGGTGCCTGGCATAGGCGGAGAAACCTTCGGCTTTGATCTTGATACAATAAGCATACCTGAGATACCAAAGCTTGCCACAGGCGGACTTGCGACAGCACCGACCCTTGCAATGGTGGGCGATAACAGGAACGCAAAGGCAGACCCGGAGGTGATCTCACCTCTGAGCAAACTGCAAGGTATGCTTGATAACGGCAAGCTTGACGAGGTGTTAAGGGTGCTGAACGCTATACTTGATTGGCTGAAAGCTTATGACCCTGTGTTCTTCGGAACAGTTGACAGCAAGGTGCTTTTCAAGTGTATGCAGGACAGCAACAATCAGTATAAACGTAAGACGGGAGTGAGTGCATTTTGACAGGAACATTGCTAAAGATAAACGGCGTGTGGGTGACAGACCCTGACCCTGATAGCTGGAGCCCTGTAAACTGTTATGAGTGGACGGCAGGCTCAGGACGAGTGAATACAACAGGTCTGTTTGTGGGTGCAAGAAAGTTCTGCAAATACAAACTGCCCTGCAAGTGGACAATGCTTCCTGTCGCAGATTCAGCCGAGATACAATCCCTTATCGAGGACGGACCCGACTTTGCAGAACTGGAGTTTTGGCACAACGGCAAGTATTATTCTATATCTGCCAACGCAAGCGACTATGTACCGCAGGGGCTTGTCAGACTTGACGGTGGTGAGTATTACAAGAGCTGTACTGTCACATTCGCAGAACGTTAGGAGGGCATATGTACACCATAGCAAGCAATGAGATAACAAGCAGGATAGAGAATTACAAAGCCTTGTGGGGTATGTGGATAGAGGACGCTCAGAGCGGAGCACCTGTGGCATATGATGGCATTCAGAACGTTCAGACGGACATTCAAGCAACATCTCTGAGTGATGATATAGAGCTTGGTGCTGTCTGCTCTCAGAGTGTGACGGCGGAGCTTGTTGACGACGGAACTAAGTATCTTGGGAATGAGTATGTTTTCAGTTTGTATATGAAAAACAGTTCGGCATTTACCACCTACTCCACCCTAGAATCCTACACCTACGCTGAGCTTTCAAAGCTGACAGTGGAGCAGATAAGCAAGCTTGGAGAGGTGCTTGACGGAGAGAGGATACCCCTTGGGCGGTTTACTTGTGTCAAGTCAAAAAAGTCGGGCGGAAATACTGAGGTCACTTTTGCGGATAGGCTGTATTTTTCGGACAAGACCTATGTGCCAAAGGTCAAGCTACCTGCGTGGTCAAAGGCTGTTGAAGACGATATCTGCAAGCAGCTTGGACTGCAAAACGTCAACGACTACACCACCCCCGCAAAGCTCCGTGTAAAGGGCGGAGCAAGGCTCTACGGCAAGGGGCATATACGCCTAAAGACCGCAAACTTCGACTTCAAAATAAGCTCTATACCCAAAGACACCACAATGCGGCAGATGCTCAGCTACATCGCTTCGGCACAAGGCGAGTTCGGTTTTGTTGACCGATACGGCAGATACGTCCGCAAATGGTACGGCTCGAGCGTGAAGATACTGGACAACAACACTATCGACCTGCCAACGCTGGGGGAACGTCCGAATGTTTTGGCAGGCATTGTCTGCAAGGTCAGCGACAGCGAAACTCTGCGGCTGGGCAACACCACAGGCTCGGCAGGGCGTGTGCTGGAGTTTGAAAATCCGTATATGACAATGTCGCTGCTGCGGTCATTGTGGCATAGGGTAGGCGGCTTTTCGTGGTGTACAACGGAGCTTTTTCACCGCCTTGGCGACCCACGATTTGACGTCGGGGACGTTGTGACATACGTCAGCGACAGCGGTGAAAGCTACGATATACCAATAACTAACATAGGATTCAATTTTGACGGCGGACTTTCAGCCGATATTTCTGCGGTGGGTCTGTCGGTGGAAGAACAGCTTTAGGAGGCGAGATAATGGACGAAAATGAGATAACAACTGTGGCTGATACGCAGGCGGAGAATACTGCCGATACAGCGGACACAGGTCAGACAACGCCCACCACCGAGGAGCTTATCCAGCAGCTCACGGCGAGGGTGGCAGCTCTTGAAGAAATAGTGGGCGAGGAGGAGTATGAGCTGCGGTACTCGGGCGAACAGACGGACGAGCTTTTAGACGGCGGTACAGCGGTGTTTCGTGCAAAGACAGCGGCGCAGATAGTAAGCCTTGTGAACAGGCTCTACCCACTGTATATGCGGTGGGGGTCTTTCACGGTGAATATGAAGGTCAACGCCGACAACGGTTCCCAGTGGTCATACAATACACGCACAGGAATGATACCCTCGGGGGTCACTAACCCTGCGGTGTTTATGGTGTGCGACTGGGGCAAAAAGCACTTCAAGTCGCAGAGTTTTCAATACAAAGTCGCAAGCAACGGCAGGGACATCGACTGGGAGGCATACCTTGAGCACACCTCTGACCAGGGCGGCACATACGCTTTCAAGGTATACTATCTCATAGTCGGCAAAAATGCGGAAGGGGGAAGTATAGTTGGCTAGTTTCACGGAAAATCTTGGGCTTAAAAAGCCTGATAGATTGGATAGGTTCAGCATCGAGGACTTCAACGGCAATATGGATATTATCGACACTATACCCGATATGGCGAGCGGACAGAGCCTTGTGGGTGTGTCGGTGGGAGAAGCATACGGAAACATAGGTATAACAGGCATAGCGGAGGCGGTCGAAGGTGAAAATATATGAGGGAACAGACGGACTGAGAGGGCTGATAACAAAGCTTATCGAGGTGTGGGACTTTAAAAAGATAGTCTATGAGGGCGAGGGTGCAACACTCAGCACGAATGATGTTGTATTCAATCTGTGGGTCACTGATGAGGTGTTTCTGCGTGGTCAATTCAGCGACACGGGAACAAACGGCTGGGTCGATCTGCGAACAGAAGATTTGACTTGTCCATGTGTTGGAACTTATAGCAACATCTCTCCAAAAAGGCGTTGGGTCATATACAAACAGGACGGCTTGGCAGCCATAGGCATTGACGGCAATCAGGATGACCGCCCAGGCATTAACATCGTTATCGGCGAAGTCATTGACTACGAAACGCAGGAAAAAAGCTACGGCTTGGCAACAAGCTGTGCAGACAACAACATACGGTTATGTTCTGTATTTACTGACGGAATGACGATAAAGTCTGTGCCTGTCAGACCTGTGTGTCGGCGTAAGTGGCTGACCTCTTTCACACCTGTGACATCGTCGACTTTGAGCAAAGGCTTTACAAACCTTTATCACATTCTTTCGCACACATCGGGGCAGAATGACAGCGACTACTATCCTGATTATGCAGTGCCCACGCAGACAGTGCTGCTTAACGGCAAGAAATATCTGTTAAGCAGATTTGCATTTGAGATAAAGGAGTGAGATATGACAAACATAAAAACAGCGGTCTTAGCCGCTATCGGAACTATCGGGGGCGGCATTGCCGCTCTTTTTGGAGGGTGGACAAGCGCCATGACTACGCTTATCATTTTTATGGTGATAGACTATGCAACAGGCATAATAGTGGCAGGAGTATTCCACCGCTCAGGCAAGTCTAAAAGCGGAGCACTTGAAAGCAGGGCAGGCTTCAAAGGTCTGTGCCGCAAGGGTATGATACTTCTTATCCTGCTTGTGGCGTGCAGGCTTGACCTTATGCTTGGCACAGGGTACATAAAGGATTGCGTGTGCATTGCATTTGTGGTGAACGAAACGCTGTCTATAATCGAAAACGCAGGGCTTATGGGCGTACCGATACCGCAGGTACTCATAAAGGCAATAGATGTTTTAAAGGCTAAGGAGGAGAAATAATATGGGAAAAACATTTAAGGGTATTGATATTTCATACTGTCAGGGAAATATTGATTTTGCAAAGCTCAAGGGCAAGGTAGACTATGTTATCATGCAGATAGGCTACGGAAAGTACACAAGTCAGGTGGACAAGTTCTTCGAGAGAAACTATGCTCAGTGCAAGAAGTACGGCATACCTTGCGGTGGATACTGGTTTAGCTACGCCACAACTGCCGCTGAGGCAGAGGCAGAGGCAGTAGCTTGCCTGTCCGTAATAAAGGGAAAGACGTTTGAGTACCCTATCTACTTCGACGTTGAGGGCAAGTCGCTTGTGGGCAGAACAGCGGTATCTGCAATGTGCAAGGCGTTCTGTAACGTTCTCGAGGCGGCAGGCTACTGGGCAGGTATCTACATAAGCAGAAGTCCTGCTCAGACCATGCTTGAAACTTCTGTCGCCAAGAGGTATGCACTCTGGCTTGCAGAGTATGGTTCAAAGTGCAACTATGGCGGCACTTATGGTATGTGGCAGTACACCAGCAGCGGCAAGGTCAGCGGTATCAGCGGCAATGTTGATATGGATATCTGCTATGTGGACTATCCTGCGAAGATCAAGGCGGCAGGGCTGAACGGCTTCAAGAAGCAGGCTATCAGACCGACTAGCAAGCCGACTACAAGCTCCACCAAGAAGACAGTGACTTATACTGTGAAGCGTGGAGATACGCTCTCGGGCATCGCACGGCGCTACAAGACCACTGTTGCGAAGTTGGTCAAAGATAACGGTATCAAGAACGCTAATCTCATTTATGTTGGGCAGAAAATTAAAATCAAGTAGGTAGTAAGACAGCCGACAGGGATTATTCCTTGTCGGCTGTTTTTGTTATGAAGCACCAAAGCACTATGTTCTATTTCTGATAACTGCTGATTAAAACAACATCAACAATTTAGGAAAACTTTTTTGAAAAATCACTTGACAAAGTTAAATTGATGTGTTATAATAGTATCATCGAAGGGAGGGCGTAAAAGATGTTGACAGAAATCGGCAAGTTTCTCAGAAGATATCGTATTGACAATGGTCTCCTACTTAAGGATATGGCTGGTAAAGTTGGAGTTACATCAGCCTACTTGTCTGCTGTTGAAAATGGCAAGAAACGACCAACCGAAGATTTAGTGGGTAAGATCATAAACGCTTACGATTTGGATTCGGAAAAGGCAACAGAGCTTAAGGAAGCTTATTTCCGGAGCGTAAACGAAATCTCAATTAGCACAGCAGGGTATTCGACCGAGCAAACAAATTTGGGACTCATTTTTGCACGGAAGATTGACTCGCTTACGAACGATGAGATTAACAGCTTGATTAAAATTTTAAATAATAAGAGGTGATTGCTATTGAATCAAGTTATTGCAGAACCTATGAGTACGAAGAATATTCTGTTTTTAACTAATACTCTTCGCAAAAAGTTTAACTTATACGATTGTACATATTTCCCAATCGTTGAGTTCATAGAGACTGTGTTACCAGAAATAGACCCGAAGTTTTTATACTTGTATGTTGATAAAGCTGAAATGCCTGACACGTACGCATATTTCGATAATGAAACAAAAGTTATGGTTATTCGTGAAGATGTTTATGAGGGAGCGTTGAATGGCAGTGGACGTGACAGATTTACGTTGGCACACGAGCTAGGACATTATGTTCTCCATAGTTCAGGTGTGCAGTTATGTAGGAGTGACGGCGGACGTGTTGTTACATATTGTGATCCAGAATGGCAGGCTAACACATTTGCAAGCAAATTGCTTATGCCGGATCATCTGATATACACGCTGACACCGTCAGAAATCTCAAAAGAATTTGGCACGTCTTATCAGGCAGCAGAAATTGCTCTGTATAAAGCAAAAAAAGCCAAGCTCACAACTTGACTTTTCATACCACTTGCTATCGAAACTGTGTTTGTCAGCAATGTATTCTCAACAATTACATTATATCATAGTTCTTTCGAGTTTGCAAGGGGTTTTATAAACTTTTTTTGCAAAGGGGGAATGTCTATGTACATTTATACGGCGTATATTACGTCGAAAGATGGACGCAGACTCTATGCTAAACAATATGGTATGAAGGCGTTTCGTATCTGGATTGATGATGATAGGGTAAAAAATTAATATAGACAGTATGTGAGCTGACAACATACTTCTACAATAGTTTAAACAGCCGTCTCGGACTTTTTATGGGTCTGAGGTGGCTGATTTTGCGTACACGAATTATACACGATAAAGCTGAATTGTAAATATATGCTTGTGAAATGTGGAACAAATGAAACGGCTTAAATGACGTAAATGCGTGGTTTACAAGCAATTTTATAAAGCAATAAAAAGTGGTGTGAAGTGGTATATTTAATCTCTCCATCTCCGCCAAAATGCCACCGTATTTTTGATAGAATTACGGTGGACTTTTTCTATGCCCGAAAACCGCTTAAAATAAGGCTTTTCGGCTGTTTCAGCACATAAGCTAACCCCGCCACAGAGCATTTCTGCGGCGGGGTTTTGTGCTTTATATGGGTTTTGTGGCTTTTTTGTCGTTGCAATCGTTAAACAGCTGGGGTAATCGTTGATTTACTGAAGTATTCGTTAAACTACCGAGGTAATCGTTAAAAAGCCGAGTTCTGATAATACTCCTTATGAGAAAATCGGCGATGAAGTTCGGTCTCTGGCAGATTTAGCGCCTTTTGAGATACCTTCATCTTGGGAATGGTGCCGTGTAAGAGACCTTTTCTCGAATATGTCTGGGCTTGCATACAAAAAGGACGCTCTCGCCATAAAGGCAGACAAAATGGTGAGAGTACTGCGTGGCGGGAATATCGGTGAAGAGCAGTTTTATTTTAAGGGCGATGATGTTTTCGTTTCAAGCGAGCTTGTAAAGCCGGAACTGTATTTGAGAAAAAACTATATGATTACGCCTGCAGTTAGTAGCCTGGATCACATCGGCAAAATCGCATTCATAGACAAAGATTATTCCGACACGGTTGTTGGCGGTTTTGTGCTTATGCTCATACCACACTTTAACGACGATGTCGTATCAGAATATCTGCTCTACGCTTTTGCTGCTAAACACCATCGTGATAACTACCGAAACATTACGCACAAATCCGGCCAAGCGTTTTATAACCTCTCTCGTGAGCAGATGATGAACCTGCCAGTAAAGATTTGAAAAATGGACGGACATAAAAGACGTCCATTACACTATCGGAAAAT